GACTTCCTCGAGCAACTGGCCGATTCCGAGGTCAAGGTGCCGAACCGGAAAGTCGGCGGCCGCCTGGTGTGGACGCTCAAGGCGGGCAAGCGCAACGAGGCCTTGGACACGACCGTCTACGCCGAACACGGGGCGAGAGCATTGAAACTGCACCTATGGACCGATGGGCAATGGGTGGCGCGCGAGCAACGGTTGCGAGCGACGGATCTGTTTGATCCGGCCGTGGCTCAGGCGCCGCCGGAAATTTCATCGCCGGCGCGGCCGTCGCTGGGTGGTGCGTTCTTGCCATCGTCGGCGATCGTGAATTAGACGGGGGGCATCGATGGCCACTGCGCAAGAGCTGCAGATGAGATTGACCGAAGCCGAATTGGCGCTGCACCGGTTGATGACCGGGACACAGACAGAGACGGTGCGGTACGGCGAAAAGCTGGTCACCTATACCAAGGCCAACGTCGACGCTCTGAGTCGTTACATCACCGATCTGCGGGGTCAGCTTGCCGCTTCTACCGGGCAGGCGGTGGCCGGGCGGCGCCGCATCATCCAGGTCATTCCAGGCTGCTGATATGCGCTCGAACAAGCGCTTGGCAAAGGGTAGAGCGGGATCTCCGGTGATGCGCGCGCAATCCGTTGCGCATCATGGGGCGTCTACCTTTGCCCCCGACATGACGACGTGGAACCCGTTGCGGGGGTCTCCGGACGCCGATCTGCTGCCGGAGTTGGACCGGCTCGTTGCGCGCAGCCGCGATCTCGATCGCAACAACGGTGTCGCGCACGGCGGCATACAAACGATCGTCGATAACGTCGTCGGCGTCGGGTTGCGGCTGTCGGCGCGGCCGAACTACCGGGAACTGGGGTTTGACAAGGCGTGGGCGGACGATTGGTCGCAGCAGGTCGAGGCGCGGTGGTGGGGCTGGGCGGAAACGACGGCCTGCCATGTGGGCGATACGCTGATTTTCGACCAGCTCACGGCGCAGGCGCTGCGGGCGCAGTTGTCATGCGGCGAAGCGATCGGCTTGCCCTACTGGATTCCCGATCGCGGCGACGGGTTCGCGACGAAGCTGCAGTTGATCGAGGCTGATCGGTTGTCGAATCCGTGTTACCTGCAGGACACCGAGCAACGCCGCGGCGGGATCGAGTTCGATAGCTACGGCGTTCCGGTCGGATACTGGATTCGCAAGATCCACCCGGGCGACACCTGGATGTCACTCGATGCCGGCCGGCGTGAGCAATGGGAGTTCATTCCGCGCAAGACCGCGTTCGGGCGCCGCCGAGTGCTGCATGTCTATGACCCCGAGCGGGCGAACCAGTCGCGAGGCAAGCCGATCCTGGCATCGGTGCTCGGACAGTTCAAGTCGATCGATCGTTACGCGGCGGCCGAACTGCAGGCCGCGGTGGTCAACGCGATGATCGCCGGGATCATCGAGACGCCGATGGATCAGGAGTCGATCATCGGCCTGTTCCAGAACGACAGCGACGCCTACTTGAAGGCGCGCAAGGATCATGCGATTGAGCTGCGCGGAGGGCAATTGCTGCCGGTGTTCCCTGGCGACAAGGTGCAGCCATTCATCCCCGCGCGGCCGGCGGCGGCGTTCGGCGCCTTCATGGAGAACATTTTTCGGATCATCGGGGTGCAGCTCGATCTTCCGTACGAATTGCTGCTGAAGGATTTTTCCAAGACCAATTATTCGTCGGCCAGGGCGGCATTGCTCGAAGCGTGGCGGTCATTCAACCGGCGGCGCGACTGGCTCGGCACGACCTGGTGCGATCCGGTCTACGCGCTGTGGCTGGAGGAGCAGATCGACGCCGGCCACATCGAGGCGCCAGGGTTCGCGCAACACCGCGCCGCGTACCTGCGCTGCAAATGGCTGGGCCCCGGCCGGGGATGGGTAGATCCGGTGAAAGAAGCGCAAGGGGCGAAGTTGCGCATGGACATCGGGGTCTCGACGCTCGAGGACGAGTGCGGTGACCAGGGCAAGGATTGGCGCGAGGTGATGGAGCAGCGGGCGCGGGAGCGGAGCGTGGCGAAAGAGCTGGGGCTCCCGGCCGATTCGCCGTCGAATGCGGCGCCTTTGCCGGCCGATACGAACGATCCGGAAGACCAGTCGACGTCTGGTGATCCGAACCAGGACCCAGCGAAATTGCCGGAGGACGTGACGCCGTGAACAGCGATCGCATGACGCAAAGAAACCGCCGCCTGCCGGCGGTTTTTTATTGGGGGGTTCGATGAGCCAGTATCCGCATCTGGCGACGCGTTTATACAACACGCCGCTGCTCTTGACGCCGGAAAAGGCGGAAATCATCGAGTCGGTGTTCCGCGCGCACGTCGAACAGCGGCAATTGCCGGCGGTTGAGGCGGAGCAGCCGCAGCAGCACCTGGGCGTCGTGGAAATGACGCGGCAGCCCGGTGGTTACTTGACGACGCAATCCGGGATTGGCGTCGTCCAGGTATTCGGCACGCTGGTCCAGAGGGCAAGCGGGCTCGATGCGGCCTCCGGGCTGACGGGATACAACCGCCTCGCGGCGCAGATGGCGGCAGCCCTCGCCGATGACAAGGTGCGCGGCATCTTGTTGGAAATCGACTCACCAGGCGGTGAGTCCAACGGGGTTTTCGATCTGGCGCAGCAGATTCGCGCGGCATCGGCGGCGAAACCGGTGTGGGCGATCGCCAATGAGCAGGCATTTTCGGCGGCCTATGCGCTGGCCTCAGCGGCGCAGAAGCTGTACGTGCCGCAAACCGGCCTGGTCGGCAGTGTCGGCGTGATCATGCTGCACGTCGACCAAAGCAAACGCGACGCGAGCCAGGGCTACGCCTACACCCCGATCTATGCCGGGGCGCGCAAAAACGATTTTTCCAGCCACGCCCCATTGTCGGAGGCGGCCCGCAGTTGGGCGCAAGGCGAGGTTGATCGGCTGTACGACATCTTCGTGCAGGCGGTTGCGGCTGCGCGTGGCATCAAGCCGCAGGCAGTTCGTGCAACCAATGCCGGCCTGCTGGACCCGGAACAAGCGCAGGCGGCCGGTATGGCCGACGGCGTAGCGACGTTTGCCGAAGTCACCGAGCGCTTCGGGCACACGCTGAAACCAAAGTTCGGAGCGTTGTATTCCCCGCGCATCGCCGCGGATCGACTGATTGCCAATTCCAAAGGAGCATCTATGGCAAACGAAAACAGCGCGGCGCTGGTATCCACAACGCCGGAAGATCAACTGACCGTAGCATGTGCGGCCGCAGCGGCGGCTGGCCGGGCCGAGGGGGTCCGCGAGGGCGTCACGCTCGAGCGTGCGCGCATCGCCGCCATCATGGACGCCGATGTGGCGAAGGATCGCGTCAAGTTCGCCCGCCATCTCGCGTTCAAGACGTCCTGCAGCGCCGAGGAAGCGTTGGCCATGCTCGCGGCGTCCGCGGTCGAGACCGCTCCTGCCGCCACTGGCGCGCTGGCCGCGGCGATGGCGGCCGTGCCCAATCCGAGCATCGGCATCGATCCGGGCCGGTCCAGCGCGGAGGCGCCGACGCTGATCAGCGCCAGTGCGATCTACGAATCCAGGCGGCAGACGCAAAACTGACCCAGCCATCACGCCAACCAAAGGACATCAATCATGACTTCCGTTGTTGAAAAAACGCATACCGGTGGTTTTCTGCTGGCCGAAGCCAACGGCAACCTCTCGCGCGAGCAGAAAGTTGTCATCACCGGCCAGAATCTGCAAGCCGGTACTGTTCTCGGCATCATCACCGCCAGCGGCAAAGCAACGATCCTGGCTCCCGCGGCGAGCGACGGCAGCCAGAACGCCGCCGGCGTGCTGTACGGGGCCGTCGATGCGACCGGCGCAGATGTCCCCGGAGCGATCATCGCCCGCGACGCCGAGGTGATCGCAGCCGAACTGACTTGGCCCGGCGGCATCAGCGGCCCGCAGAAAGTCACCGCCACGACCGCACTTGCGGCGCTGGGCATCATTCTCCGCTGACGGACAGCGAAACAATTACAAGGACCAGGAAAACCATCATGCCCACGCTCGACGTATTTTCACAAAACCCGTTCTCGGTGGTGTCTCTCACCGATGCCATCAACAAGCTGCCGTTCGTGCCCGGCCGCGCCGGCTCGGTGATCAACTGGGCCGAACAAGGCGTCACGACGACCAACATCACGCTCGAGGAAATCGCCGGTACGCTGCAGCTCGTCAACCCGTCCCCTCGGGGCGCTCCCGGCGACTCGTTCGCGAAGGACAAGCGCACCGCGCGTATCCTGGCGATCCCGCATTATGAGATCGACGACGCAATCTATGCCGATGAGGTACAGGGCGTGCGCGCCTTTGGGTCCGAGAGCGACGTGCAAACGGTCGTCGGCATGGTCGCGCAGCGCCAACAACAGCACACCCAGATGAAACTGGACCCGACGCTGGAATACCAGCGGATCGGTGCCATCAAGGGCGCCATTTTGAATGGCGATGGCTCGACGCTGTACAACCTGTTCACCGAATTCGGGGTGACGCAGGACGCGGAGATCGACTTCGATCTCGACAACGCCACGCCGGTCGCCGGCGCGCTGCGAAAAAAGTGCACGGCCGTCGTGCGAGCTGTCGCAACCAACCTCGCCGGCACGCCGTTCACCGGCATCTACGGCTGGTGCGGAGACGCGTTTTGGGATGACCTGATCGCGCATGCGGAAGTGCGGGCGACATACCTGAACCAGGCCGAGGCGGCGCAGCTCCGCGGGAACGCTGCCTACGAAATGCTGGACTTCGGCGGCAT